CTCGTACGTGTAAATCTCGTCAGGCGCCGTCTTGTCACGGAGCTTGAAAATGTGCAACATTCCATCGGCGCCGCTACGAATACCACACCCTCGCGATTCAACGAGCTTATAGATTGATTCGATTCGCGAATTTCCCCATTGCGTGGTGCGCGGGATAGGCGCGTCCCAAACGTCGTCCTCCAGTTTTACTCGCACATATTCCGCAAGCTCATTGGCCTCGGAGAGTAGAGTGGCGCCGGCGCTTGGGGAGGACGGCCATGGCCTCGGATTATCGGCAAGAATCTGCGTCAAATCTTTACAGGAAACATTCACCTTTTCTTTCGACACGGACCATTCCATGTTGACGAATTCGCCGAGCGGAATTTCCCAGTAGTCGCCGCGCCGATTCTCATAGAGTGCAGTCACCATGGAACGCTGTCCGAAATTGTTGAGCGCATCCAACGGCCATTCCGGAACCCAAGACATTGGGCAAGAATAAGACAAAGCACCCGGAACTTGACGATTCGACGAAGACCACTCGACCTTTACTTCGGAGGCGGGAATTCCCGTTTTGAGGACTTCACCGCCTCGAATGATATCGATTCTTGCGCCAATGCTGAGGCCGTCTGAAAGGGCGGCCAACGTGGGGCCGTTTCTCATGGCATTCCCGCAATCATTTTGCAAATCTCAATGTATGTGCGCGACTTCCAGACCTTGTCGACTTCACGCCATTCGCCCCAGGTGACGCAGGGTGCAGCTCCCCAGCCTGCGTGAGGGCCGACAAGCATCGGGGAATCCTCGGGGAGCTCATGCCATTTAACGTTCCACCGAATAATACCGTCTCCCGTGATCCTGGCACTGTCGACCTTGTCTACGGTGATGAATCGTGACGGAAGAACGTCGGCGGGGGCGCCAGGCGTAAGAATAAGCGGCTCACGCTTCTGCAAGATCTCCCAAACATTATTAACGTGTGACGGATCGTCTAGGACAAATTGTCCGCCTCCGGTACGAGCTACTTCTAGCATCGGCCACCTGGCGATAAGCGAGTTATATCTCGAAACCGGAGAAGACCATTCTCTTTTATCCTGAGCCTCCTCCCAGATGAGCCCGGGCACCGTACGCCCATTGAGGCCACTCACCATGCCACGCCACCACTCCACCTCGGGGCGAGTCAACGTGACCGAAGAATCCCCCTGAGTGTATTTTATTGTGGTACCCGGCACGGCGTATGCGTCCGATAGGATCATTGTGACCGGCTCGGTCAGCTTGGGGCCCTCGAGCTCGCGAATCATTTTCGCACGCCCAGTGAGCGGCCGCTTGTCGCGAGCCATCCCAGGGACAGCGAAAAGACGGTCCCCCGCATAGACAGGCTCTTTGCCGGTAGCCATTATTGACGGCAGCCCCGTGTGTGTAGCAATCCATCCCGTAATCGGCATTATTTAGTGCTTTCCGTCATAATGGTTTCTATCGGTTCATCCGGTCATAGTCTACTATGGCCGACGTTGCCTCTACCTGCATGCGGCCGACAAGGTCATTGTCTACGTCTCGAATTTCGAGCACGTCGGGGCCGAGCGCACGATTCTCCAAAAGACTAATGAGCTTGTCCATTTTCTCCCACTGAGCTGACGTGAAAACGGGCTCCGGACGGCCAGTCTTATTCTCGATCGTCGAGAGACCGGGCTGCAGGAATCCACCATTGTCATAGCGGAGATTCCCCGCGGACGGCCCACCATAAATCGGAACCTCACGCACCGGAATACCGAAAGTCGGAGCCTCAACCATCATCCCGTTACCGGAAGCAATAGCAACGTGGTGGGCCGGATAACCCCAGAACAGAAGCGTTCCAGGAACCATGGGATTACCGGGGGACGACATTGCTTGATATCCGGCCGCCGTGAGACGCGGCACGTGAATACCCATAGCGTTGAGCGCCCAATAGACAAGACCAGAACAATCAAGGCCGCCCCCTGGGGAGACGCCGCCCCAAACATACGGTGTACCGATAGCGCGACGCGCCGTATTCACGAGGTCGCCAGCGGCGGCACCAATAGCACCGATTCCGCCACCGAATCCGCTGACCACAGGCATGTGATCTTTAATCCAATCACCGAGCGCGTCAATGGTTTTATCAACGCCCGCCTTTCCGGCGTCGAAGAATGGTTTTGCTCCGTCGCCGCCCCACGAATCGAGAAGCTTGTGAACCGGAGCCTTGACGACAGTCTCAACAGCTCCGATCGGGTCAGAGAAAATCGAGGACACAGCGTCGGCCGCGCCGGTGATCCAATTAAGGGCAGCGGACGCGCCCTTTTCTACAGTTGATTTAACAGGATCCCAAATACCGCCAGGGGCGAATGCCGCATACCCTGCATCGCCACCAGGAATCCGGTCCCCGTGCGCGGCGGCACGGTTCATTGCATTCACCATTGCAGGGCCGCCGACCGCTTTCACCCATTCTGGCCGCATGATCGCTTCTCCGCCGGAAAGCGCGAGCCGGCCGCCGCCGTCGGGTGATACGAAATGGTAAATGTCGCGGCCCGGAGAGTATCCGGGCAGAACACCACCTGACGCGTAACCGCCAATCGTAGGAGCCTCAGGAAGACGAAGATCAAGGGAAAGTTTCTCCATCATCCCGTTAACGAGTTTCCGCAACCCATTGTTGTAGACGGTGCCAATAACGAAATTAACGGGCTTGGCAGCGGCTTCTTTGATTTTGTCCCACGCCGTCCTAACACCATCTTTCATCGTGTTAGCGGCGGCCACGACCCTGTCCCAGGCGCTTGTAATTGCGGGAACAAGCGTGTTAGCAATCCAATCTTTAACGATTTGGATTTCGCCTTTCAGAATGTTCCACGCGGAGACGACCATGTTTTTCAGCCAGCTGGTCCACGAAACAACAGTGTTCCAGGCGGCACTGATAGTGGTGGCTGCACCTTGAATTATGGCGACTCCCATAGTGACCGCAGCAATGATGGACGCGAATACGAACGCGATGATTCCGCCCAGAATTTTCGCGCCCGTAGAGATTATTTCCCAGGCCACACTAATAACGGGTGCGGCATAGGTTTGAATCCAATTCACCACAGGCTGCATAACGGCCCAAATACCGTTCCATGTCGCTGATAGGGAGCCCCACATAATAGACGCCGTGTCTTTAATGGCGTTGAATGCTCCGACCACCCACGGCCATGCAATATTGTAGATCCAATCAACGACGGGCTGAATGGTGGCCCAAATACCGTTCCACGCCGCTGATATGGTGCCCCAAAGGGACGATGCGGTGTCTTTGATCGTGTTGAACGTATCTACAACCCATGGCCAGGCCGTGTAGTAGATCCATTCGACCACGGGCTGCATAGCCGCCTGAATAGAGGTCCATGCGGCCTGAACCGTGCCCCAAAGACTAGACGCCGCATCTTTGATTGTATTGAACGTGTCAACGACCCAAGGCCAGGCGGTATTGTAGATCCATTCAACTACCGGTTGCATAGCTGCCTGAATCGCGGCCCATGCAATCTGAATATCGGACCACATGTTAGTGGCCGCATCTTTAATAGCGTTAAATGCGCCTACCACCCACGGCCAGACCGTGTTGTAAATCCAATCCGCGATGGGCTGAATTGCGCTCTGAATAGCAGTCCATGCGATCTGAATGTCGGCCCACATCATACTGGCGGTGTCTTTAATCGCGTTGAACGCACCGACCACCATGGGCCAAATGTCATTGTAGATTTGTGTGGCGACGGGCATGATTGCCGCCCAAATAGCGTCCCATGCCCATTGAATCGTGGACCAGAGTGCGCTCACGCCCCAGCTAATGGCATCCCACGCTGTAGTGAGGTACAGGGCGGCGACGTTGACGATCCAATCGACGACGGGGCGGATTATGTCGCTGATCCCTTGCCAGGCTGCGACCATGCCGTTCCAGACGATCATTGCCCCGGCGGAAATGCCGTCCCATGCGGCCTGCAACGCGGGCCACGCAGTATTTACAATCCAATCGACGACGGCCTGAATGACGGGCTGCATTCCCTGCCACACGCTAACGATGCCGTTCCATACCCATTGGGCGCCGGCGACGATTCCATCCCAGGCGACTTGCATGAGAGGCCATACGTTAGCGGCGAACCAATCGGCCACGGCCCCGGCGGCCGTTTTGATTGCTTCCCAACAGGAAATGACAACATTCCGGAATGTTTCGGAATTCTGCCATGCCACAACAATTGCCGCGACCAATGCTGCGATAGCGATCACAACAAGGCCGATTGGGTTAGCGTCCATTGCGGCGTTGAATGCCCACTGCGCCGCAGTCGAGGCGATTGTCGCAGTTTTGTGGAGGACCATCATTGCAGTGGCCCGCCCCCAAGCGACCGCCTGCATCGTAATCTGGGTAGTTGCGCGCGCGATATTCGACAGGAATTCGCCGGCGTACATGAGGTTGAGCTGCGCAGTCTCGACCACATCCCTGACTTTCGCCACAGTCATCGCGTTAATGGCCGTGGTAACGCGCCCTGCAACGCCGGCCACGCCTTCCATGTCATTCAACCATTGCTGCATTGAGGACATGACCATGACGGCTTTCCATGCCGTAAACGCAGCCGCGATACTGTAAACCGCCACTTTACTATTGAGAATAGCGACGGTCAAGCTTTCCATGAATTGGACGAGGCTACTATTCGCAATGGTGCTGAGAGCAGTAGCAATACCGGGGACGAGCGTCCCAACAATGAACTTACCGAGCTCGACGAAACTATTGCGCACGTTGGTGATATATGAGATGATTCCGGAGTCTTTGTCGAATCCGAAAATCGTCCCCGTGAAATCACCGGACATGAGCAAATCTTTAAGATTCTTCAATGACGGGACGAGTGTCTTGTTGATCCATTCTCCCGCGGCGGCGGCAGCGTCACGCATGCGGAAAAGAAAATCAACGAAACTTGAATCTTCCTCAAACGAGAAGATCGGGCCAGTGAAGTCCCCCTTGCGGATAACGTTGAAAGCGTTCGTAATACTGGGGATGAACGAGTTGCTGACCCAGTTGAATACTTTTTCGAACCCTTTGCTCATGGCGTCAAGGGACGCGGTGATCCAGGGGAGTGCTTTTTCGGCGATTTCCTGCGCCCCGGTCACGAGGGTTGCTTTGAAGTTCCCCCATGCGCCTTCGAGGGTTTTGGTGGATGTAGCGGCTTCAATGGCCACGTCTTCCATACCGAGATCGAGGATTGCTTGGTTGAATTCCTCGGCGGTGATCTCACCCTTTTCCATGGCTTCCCGGAAATTGCCAGTGTAGGCGCCATTCTTTTTCATGGCTTCCTGCAATTTACCGGACGCGCCAGGAATTGCGTCGGAAAGTTGGTTCCAGTTCTCAGTGGTGAGTTTTCCGGCACCTGCGGTCTGCGTCATGACAAGGCCGACCGTTTTGAATGTCTGTGCGTTCCCGCCAGCAACAGCATTCAAGTTACCTGCAGCCTCGGCGAGCTTATCGTAGCCTTTTACGCCGTTGGATGCGAGCTGTGCGGTAATTGACTGAATATCGTCGAGCTCATAAATTGTGCGGTCCGCGTAGGAGCGCGTACTCTTTGTGAGCGCGTTGATTTCGTCCGCACTTTTACCGGCGAATGCGAGCGTTTGCTTGAATTTGATTGTGGCGTCGGCAGCGTTGAATGCTTCTTTTGCAACGCCGCCGAACGCGACTGCAATGCCGCCGATTGCGAGTCCTCCGAGCGCGGCGCCGGCGACTTTCGCTACCGATTTGAACGCGCCACCCAAACCGGATGTGATCTTTCTCTCGGCCGGCCCGGTGTCGACGTTACCGATTTCGCTATTGATGCTTCGGGCGAGGCCTCGCACAGACGGAGTGATCTGAATCCATGCGGTCCCGAGATCATATCCGGCCATCGATACCTCTCCGAAATCATGTGTAGCGAAAATGGTTCACGCCAATCAAATCACTTTTCGTGTTTGTCTTGGCGTGAACCATTTTACACTATCCGATAGAAACACTGGTTCAGCTGCCGCATCGAGC